GAGGGTTTATCTAAGATTAACCAACAACTTCCGTATATTGAAGCATAAATTTGTGCTTGTTTAATTTGAGATTCAAATGAGTTTCCCTCTAAATCACAATCTTTTATAAAATTATCAATTGATGGTTCTTCCTTTAAACTACCTAATTCTCTTGTTGCTGGAACTCTAAATAAGAATGAAGAATAAATCTGAACTACATTACGGCAATGATTATCTAACGCAGTATTATTAACTCGTTTAGCATATTCTAAATCTAATTCTAATGCGTATCTATGTAAATAACTTCCGTTTTTATATTCTATACCCCCTAAATAACTTCTGATAAAATAAGACCATTGATTGTGGTGGTCGTCATAATCTTGGTGGGTTCTAATTATTTCTTGGAAACTATATGCCATGTTCTAAAATTCTCCATCTACCTATATCTTCTATTTTTACTTCTGATCTTATAGGATATAAAAAGTCAACCAAATATCCTAATGCGTCATTCATGTGATCCAGTCCATTTGCTTTATCAGGTATATTTGTTCCTTCTTTGTATAATTGTCTTTGTAATCCTTTTATCATTATTTTACAAGTAGGATCAATGAAAATGTGCCGAATACCTTTAGCATTTTTTAATTTTGAATTGACTGCATTGATTCTGTCTCTAACTTGCGTATGCCTTCCTCTCAATTTACATATAAAACCATAATTTTGTAATATACTTAAATCCGTTTTACCTCCAGCACTTGTTTTTCTTTGCCTACAAGCTGGATCAGGATAAACAAATATCTTCCAACCTCTGTATTTTTCACTAATCTCTTTTGCTATTTCATCTGTATTAGATGAGTAAATAATAATCTCCTCAAAAAAATGAAGTTTATTATCAATAAGCTGACAAACACAAGCACTCATAGGATCAATATTAAAATCCAAACCTATATGAATAGGATATTTTTTACTTATTTTAGTTTTAACTTGAATATTCTCAATAGGATCAAAGTTATAATAAATAACACCAGCATATTGTTCGAAACTAGCTTGGTATTCTTGCCTAAAAGTTCTTATATCTAAATCTTTTTTAGCCTGTTCTATTTCGTCTTTAGTAACTATACCTCCCTCTAATGTAGTGTATTTAAAAGATTTCCATTTTTTATCTGTTTGATCTTTTAAAAAGAGTTCGTAAGCCCAATTACCGAAACCCCTAGGAGTTCCTAAAAATAAAACGTTGCCTAATCTATCTGCTATACTTGCTCTTAATACTTCGTACCATGCTTTAGGAGGTATATCAGCAAACTCATCAAGGCATAAAAAATCTACACCAACACCTCTTAAATTATCATAGTTATCAGCACCCTTTAACCATATTTGAGATCCTGTTTGTTTGATTGTAATATGTAAATCACTTTCGTTAATATCATCAATCCAATTAAACTTACTTAATAACGCCTTTAAATCTGACCAACAAATTGTTTTAGCTTGTTTATAGGTTGGAGCCACATACCATATCTTTTTATTAATTTGACTGGCATATTTCATTATTTCAGCAATAGCTAAAAAGGTTTTGCCAAATCGCCTACCGCTTATTAATATTTTGAATCGCTGTTTTGCTTTGAATACATCTAATTGAGGTTTAGTTAAATTCAGCTTCATTAAACATTAAGAAGAACGTGTTTCAATAGTTTTGCAATAATATTTAATCCCAATTTTATTATCATTAATATATTTATACCCCATTTTACTTAAAAGAATACTGGATTTTTTAAGTGCATCGCGATTACATTCATACCAACTGTCGTATATCAAAGGATATTGTTGGGGGGTTAGGCATGCCTTACCTTCTAAAAAAGTACATACCCAAATTATTAAAACAAATTTCATTCATTAGCTATAATCCCTTTCAATAATTATCTCAATACAATGAATTGCTTTTCTTAAACTTTTTTCTTTCCCTTTTAATTTGTGTCGGCAAATATATTTGATAGCTTCCCCCTCTGCCCATTCTAAATTGTTTTCTGAAATAAATTGTGCTGGTTCAATTTTAAATCCTTTGTAATGAGTGCCATCAATTTGTTTATCAAGAGAGTGGTAGGTAACCCCTTTAAATATTTCTTTATCAGTCATAATGCTCCGCTTTTTCTTAACTGATTAACTGTATCATTTATTTTTTTAATTTGATCGAGGTAATCATTAATTCGATCAGTTTGTTTTTTATTGTCTATTTTAGTTTCTGACGTTTCTTGTTCTAATTCAGTAATTCTTAATTGCATTTTACCATTTAATTTTTGATGAGCATTCTCTTGTTCTAATAATTCAGCCATTCTATCATCACGTTCTTTAATAGTTTTTTTAGCATTAGCTAAAAACTCACTTAACTTTTTAACTGTTATAGATAATACATTATTTTGACTTTTTAATTGTTCGTAGGTTTTTAGGCTTTCCATTTATTATATCCTTTAATCCATTCTGCGTGGGTAGTATCTTTCCTATCTTTCCGCCTTAAATCCCAAGCCCATACATTAATTTTTGATGACCACTTCTCAATAAAAGCTAAAATACTATCAACCACTTTTACCCTCTATGATTAAAGGCAAAGGTTCGTGGAGACTTGTAATCTCCTGTTTATCTCTTTGATCTAAATGTTGTTTACCTAACCATATTTGCATTACTACATTACCGCTTAAAGCCTTTTCAAATTGTGCTCTCCTTAAACTAATTTTGCCCATCTCACGCCCCTTTTTTATAGTGTGGACAAAACGCCTCTGTAAAGTCTTTGTAGAAACATTACAAAATTGTGCAATTTCGTCAAAAGTACAATGTAGTTGTGCTAATTTCTTAATTGCTTCTGTATCTATAATTGCTTTAGGTCGTGCCATTATGTCCTTTTTAACTATTTTTTAATTAAGGTCAAACCATATTCATTAGGCTTACTACTAATCTTTAATTTATCTTTAAGGATTAGTCTATTTTCTTTTTTAAACTTACTATAATCAACGTAATGATGTACCCTACCGAATCTCCAAACAGCTTTAGAAACATCAGGGTGTAATTGAATTTGCATTTTTGTTTTAGGAATAGTACCTTCTTTAAGGTAAAAATCATCTGTATTCCCCCCTTTCATAGCTTGAGTATTTGTTTTGTGTTGCAAAAAAGCATTGAATTGAATGGTACACCACCCAGCCTTTAATATTCTTAAAGATATATCGGTATCTTCATTATACCTACCTCTCCAACGAAAAGGAATATCATTGCGAATTAAATTACAAGAATAAATCCTAGTATTCACTGTGAAAGGCGGATAACGAGGTGCATCTCTATCAGTTACAAACATTAGGTAAGATGGTCCTGACATAGCTACATTTTTATAACGTAAAGTAAAATCTTCCATAACTTTAAACGGAGTACCGTCATAACACCTAATCCTTAAATTGCGATTAAATCGTGCAAAATAAGCTATATTATCGTCCATGACCCAATGCCATTTATGATTATTGTTAATGGAATGTTCCCAAGCAAAATTTCTAGCTGCCCCTGGCCCCTTACTTTTAGTATCTCCTAAATTATCGCAAGTATCATAATTCTTCTGATAAGTTTTATCTAATACTAAAATGTTTTTTTTATTAATAACAGAAACGTAGTCCTTGTATTCCTGTTCTTCAACAATAACAGTATAGGGTATTTTCATTTCTTCCAATGCTTTAACTGTTAATCGCTGTTTAAATCTTCCTTTTGATGGAATATATAGAGGAAATTTAGGTTTATTCATTAAAGCAATAAATATTTGTAACCCAAGCACCTTTTGTTTCTGGTCGAAAATTTACATTTTTAAATTTTGTTTTTAATAAATCAACAATTTCAAAATATTTCTGCTTTCTTTGAAAATATGCCGGCACTAAAATCGGTAATATCATTTAAGTGCTCAAATTGTAGCGCAGAAAATGAAACGGAGTTAAGAGGACTACAAAGTTTTTTTACGTAGGCCTCTCTCATGATAGTTTAGTCAACCATTATAAGACTAACTTTGCGATGATGCAGCATCATCAATATAGTCTGACTGAACTAGACAATATGTTACCTTGGGAGAGGGAGATTTATGTTTCGCTCTTACAAGAGTGGATAAAGGAAGAGAATGAACGAATTAAAAGAGAGAATCGAAGGATAACATAGTGGCCGAAGAAGAAATTAAGGC